CTGTAGAGTTGGCACTCATCTATGCAAACCGTGATGCCAGTGACAATATCACCTTCACATTCCCTCTGACTATCACACCATTTACTTACGGTAGTGGAACTGTTGGTCGTGGTTATCTGCTGAGACCAACCATTACTGCATATATGGCAAATGATCAGGATGTTAATTCCAGATCACTTCTAGCAATCAAAGCAGATAATCCAATCCTTGTTAATCCAATCGCAGTCCTCTTTACTATACAACGATGAATACAATTAGAGTAGTACATAATCATGCAGGCAACTGTATCAACTTTTATAACTCAACACAACCTGTGTTTTGGAATGGTTGTCTCAGTGCAAGTGTTGCTGCTGGAACAACAGATAGAATTAATATTGAAAATAGTATTAGGGACGTAGGTACTGGTAGTAGCATCTACGAATTCTTTAGAGTTCCATATACCTTATTTGTTGATGCTGATAATGTCGGGTTCACCAGTGCTCAGGGTGCCGTAAATTATATCAATGATGCTGCTAATACTATCAGTCAAACCAGTAGGTTTATTCTGAGTGATGCGGATACCATTGATTTCAAGGTTGATGACTCCTTCAGCACTATTCTGTTGGACAATGGTGATGAGTATCCCACTGACTACCTTAAGGCATCTGCAAGTGGAGATAACATCAATATCACAACTCTGCAGTCATCATCAGAGATTATCATCTATGAGGGATTGAGAGTTGCAAACGTAACCGTTAATGGTGTTGGTCTTGGAACCACACAAGGAAATGTAGTTAATGATTTGAACTCTTTGTTCACACAAACTGGTGGATCACAACCTCCAGTCATCTCCTCAGCTAGTTCTATTAGTGTTGGTGTTGGTTCTATTATCAACTATGAAGCAACAACAACTGGTGGTGAAGTAGCAGCATTTGAGTGGACTAATCTACCAGAAGGTATCACTCAGGTTACTAACCACCCACAGAAACTGATTGGTGGTTCTGATTTGAATGCTGGTACATACACAATGACACTGAGAGCACACAACTATGTTGGGATGGCAAAGACTACCATTACACTTAATGTAACTCAAGATTATACAAACTCAAAATCCACACAGTTTGATGACACTGAATATACCATCAGAACAAGACAGAGTGGTGAATTTTCAAATCTGTATAAACCAAGTGGTTCAGCAATGCCTGCCCATAGTTATTCTATGTGGTTCAAACCAGTCTCATCAAGTAATCCTCCCAATAACCAATCCGTTTTCTTTGCCTTTAGTCAGTTAGGAACATTTAGTGGAACAAGTTATATTGATCTCAGGTGGCTAGGACCTAATGCTAGTAATCAAAGACTTAGATTACAGTATTCTGTTTCAGGTAGTAGTAATAGATTGACATTACTCACTGATGTGGGAACAATTCCTGCTGATGGTACTTGGAAACATATTGTTGTAACATTTGATGGAGCCACTGATGGTTTACTAGAAGCTACTCCATATACTTTAAAAATTTATATTAATGGTTCAGAAGTATCGACCACTTCAACTACATTCAGTCAAGGTGGTGGAGTTGCTGATAGTGATGGAGCAATCGAACCTGTATTTGTTGGGTTTGGTCGTAACCCATCTGGTTTCCACCTGAGAGGTTCTCTCATTGATGAGTTTGGATATTGGAACCAAGAACTTACGTCATCTCAAGTTTCTAGTCTCTACAACTCTGGAGCACCATCCGACCTCACTGCCTTCAGTCCATCAGCTGCTCACGTTTATAGAATGGGTGATGGTGATACCTTCCCAACTATTGAGGATAGAGTCGGAAATGCAGACCAGACAATGACTAATATGTCTTCTTCTGCTTTCGTAACTGAAGTTCCTTAACCTTTAATAAGGATTTCTCTTATTAAAGGAAACCCACTAAACCTTTAATAAGACCACTTCCACAACCGTCACAGCACTCCTTGCACGGGGTGCTTTTTTATTGTATAATACTCTTATAGTCAATCAGGAACTATGACTGAACAAGAAAGAAAGGCATTGAATAAACTAACACAAGAACAAATAAAAACCCTTGAAGATGCATTTAATTCAATTCCAGAAAAACTGAGAACTGGAAAGTATAAAACTATGGAAGGAATTGAAGAACAACTTGCGAGTGGTACTAAAATTATCTTTTATATGAAATGTGAAGGTAAAGTTGATAAAGATGGTGAATATAAAGAGTTTGAAATGAAGGGTATGAAACTTGGTGAAGATGACTGAAGAACAACAAGAACTGTATGACATCACAGCACTCTTTGACACGAGTGCTTTTTTATTGTATAATATTTTATACAGGATATCAATTAATTATTATGTACTCATTTCTTCCTGGTTTACTTTCTCTCTGTTTTAATACAATTGTTCTTTGTGAGACGACTCCAATCTCCGGAACAGAGTATTATCACGATGAGAAGTCTTGTTATGTTGATGGAGTTTTCTATAAGAAATGTGAGGATTTTCAAGATGATTGAACTCACACTTATGGTACTCTTAAACTCTGTTGCGATTGATTTTTGTAAGTATCGAGAGCAAGACAATGATGTCCTGAAGTCTGTACTTTTAGCATATACTGATGCAAATCAAAAGTATGGAAGTGATAATGTCAAGGAAGTGATTGAACGGTCTGATAACATTAAGTTTCTTGCAATCGCAACTGTGATTACGAAGTGTCCAACACAACTGGGAGGATTATGAAATATCTACTTGCACCATTACTGTTTATTTTACCGGCACATTCACACACCAATGATTTCAATATTGTGGTGAATGGAAAGTGTGATGTGTTCTCTTATAACACAAGGGAAAGAGTGAAATGTGTTGTGATTAATCTTGGTGACGGAGGTTATGTTACCAATGTCAATGATAATCAAGTTTATATCAATGAAAGTATTGATAAGATGTATATTAATGGAAAGGAATGTAATGTTCCTAGTATTAAATCAAACAATGCGGCAATATCAAGTATCTGTATGTCAACTCCCGATCTTTATACTGTTGTGATGCCAATTCGTTCTGAACTTGAGGGTAATGCAAACTATTATTAATCATGCATCTGCATTTTGGACTGTCGTAGTAATGAACTGCATTCAACCTGTGAATTGGCAATATTGTCTTCCAATTAACGAATGGTTATTTCCAGAAGTTATGATTGGTATTCAATATTATATTGACAAAGATATGAATTTTTTGTATAATAATGAACGAGATTACTTAAAAAACCTCAAATGAAAATTTTTCTTGACACTGCAGATACTGAAATCATCGGTAAGTATTTTGAAACTGGTTTGATTGATGGTGTCACTACTAATCCATCATTGATTATGAAAGCAGGACGAGATCCTGAAGTTGTTTATCAAGAGATTAAAGATATTGGAGTCAAAGATATTAGTATGGAAGTTATGGGTGATGCCCAAACTATGCTATCTGAAGGACTTCGATTATCTGAAAAATTTGGAAGTGTTTCTACAATCAAACTTCCATGCACACGGGAAGGTCTTTTGGTTTGTAAGGAACTCTCTAAGGAGAAGATCCGTACTAACGTCACATTGATCTTCTGTGCTTCTCAAGCAGTCCTAGCAGCAAAGGCTGGTGCAACTTATGTCTCACCCTTTGTGGGACGTTTGGACGATCAATCAGTTGCGGGTCTAGAGGTTGTACGATCTATCACAGAACTCTATTGTTCTCACCGAATGGAAACTAAAGTTCTTGCGGCATCAATTCGTACTGTTCAACGTGCGATTCGTTCTTGGTACAATGGTGCTGAGATTTGTACAATGCCACCTAAAGTTTTTGACGCAATGTATGATCACATTTTGACTGACAAAGGTCTTGAAATCTTTGATCGTGATGCTGCTAAGATTGTAAAGGCATGACTTTAAAAACTTTTTCACAAACTTCAGATGGTTTATATGATCGTCATGTTTATAAATTGAATGTTCCTGGACATCAGTCAGTTATAATTGAAGATTATGAAATACTTCGTGCGGTATGGTTTGAAAAATTCGATGCTTTTAAAGGTTGTACTGTAGAAATACTTGACGTAAAACCGAAAAAAAATAAAGGATTTGGTTGACTAAATAATTGCATGAGAGTTGAAACACTCTATATGCAAAGTCAAAAACACTTTTAATACTCTCAGGGTAGTCCCGTTACGGGTCTGCCCTTTTTTTGTCCTTTACTCGTATTGTATGGATCTTTACGCAACTCCTCAAGGATATCTCTATAACTTGCACACCGTAAACAGAAAGGAAGCTAAGAAAATGTGGAGAAAAAAAATTAAAGAGCAGTGGGACAATCAGTGTGCTTACTGCGGTTCAACAGAGAATCTTACGATAGACCATGTGGTTCCAAAATCTAAAGGAGGAACAAATTTTACCCAAAATGTAATTTGCTCATGTTTATCATGCAATGGATCTAAAGCAAATACGGAGTGGGAAGAGTGGTATTTAAATCAAGATTTCTTCCAAGAAGCAAACAAGAGACGTATTCAAGAATGGATAGGACATCAAGAGGACGGTAAAGTTAAGTTGTATCGATACAAACCTAGACGTAATTACATTCTAGGAGTAGCATAATCTGTATATATAATGAACAATATAGAGAGAGTCTAAAATTTAGGCTCTTTTTTATTGCATAAAAAAATTTCATGCTATAATAAAAAGGTTACTAAAATGAAACAGAACATGTTTACAATTTACTCAAAAACTGGATGTCCATATTGTGATAAAATCAAGAGAATTATGGAACTTGCAAAATTCGATTATGTTGCTTATACACTTGGTGTAGACTTTACTAGAGATGAATTCTATGCAGAATTTGGACAAGGATCTACATTTCCGCAAGTTATTATGGATGATAAAAAATTAGGTGGATGTACTGATGCGGTAAAATATCTAAAAGAAAATAACATGGTATGACACTTGAAAAAAATATTCCAGAAAATAAACTAAATAGTGTTGATCGTGGGTTTGAATTAATACTATCTCATAGGAGGACAGAGAAAAAAGAAGAACCCCAAAAGTCTTTTGTCTTAAATTTTAAATTATTTAAATTTGAGTTGACTTTTGAGATAAAAAAACAAAGTTCTCAAGAAGAGGAGAAAAAACCATGCAAGAAGCACTCATTGCAGTAAGCATATTACTCTTGATTTCTTATGTGTTTATTGGTATAATTGTGGGATGGTTAGTAAGGGAAAATCTTTACTCCTACAAAGGATATACACATCCAGAAATGTTTGATGAGAACGGTAATGTTTTACCTGATGAAATTTTAGCAGTACGATTTGAAAACAGTTATGACAACTACGAAACAGAGGAAGACGATTGATCCTCTTCCTACAAATGCCTTTATGCATGAAATTCTTGAATTGGTATCCAAACAAAGAAGTAATGCTAAAAAAGTAGAAGTTCTTCAGAAAAATGATTGTCTCCCTTTAAAATCAATTCTTATTTGGAATTTTGATGAATCAGTTATTTCACTTCTTCCTGAAGGAGATGTTCCATACGGAAACCTGAAGGAAGATGTAACTGCTTCTGGAAGTCTTTCGGATAAAATTAAAACATCCTCGCAACAAAATAATACTATTGCTGAAGAATCACTGAGAGCAAAGAAGACATCTATTCGTAAGGAAAGTTCAAAGTTTTATAATTTTGTAAAAGGTGGTAATGATTCACTCTCTTCTATTCGGAGAGAAGTTATGTTTATCAATATTCTTGAAGGTCTTCATCCAGAAGAAGCAGAAATTTTATGTCTTGTGAAGGATAAAAAACTTGAGACTAAGTATAAAATTAGTAAAGCAAATGTTGAACAAGCATACCCTGACATCAATTGGGGAGGTCGCAGTTGAAATTTAAGTATATTCAACAAGATTGCGATCCAACTTTAGCTGATGATACATCTCTACCAACAAATTCGTTTTTGGTAGAGTATGTTATTGATAAGACAATTCACTATGATATTGTCATGGCAAATAAGCAAGTGGATATATTTGATTATTATTGGGATCACTTTAGACATGATCTATTGACATTTAATCAGACTAAAGGAAAAATTAATCCTAAGTTGTGGGGATATAAATCTTCTTCAGAAAAAAAGAAATCAAAAAAGAGAGATGATGACTAAAGGTTTTGGTGGATTTGCTAATAACAATATAGATGATTCTAAAGATGGTAAGGCAAAAATTACTATTGATCAACGTGAGGTTGATAAACTTCTGAAAGAATATAAAAAAATTAAAAAATATATGAAGTCTTCTATTTTTCAAGTTAAGACTATGGATGAGACTGAAGAAATAGTCAGTCAGTTAATTCAAGAAGCAAAAGATATCGATCTCTAAATACTTCGGAACAAAAAGAATTATGCTTTCTACACAATATCGATTAAAGTTAGAATTTATTTGTAAGTGTATTGCAAATGGTGAAGAAGTAAAATTAGATGATATGATCTGGGCGGAGAAACTTGGAAAAGCAAATACAACTGCCAGAGAAATGCTTAAAAAGGCAAGACGACAGGCAACACAAGACATTGAAGAAGGAACTTTAGATGATTTTATGAATCGGATGGGACTAGGTGATCCCGACCCATCCAACCATAAAACACAATTTGAGGGCGCAGATGACATCAACGAATGGTTCAGACGAGACAGTCCAGAAGACTGGTTACAAAGAGATTAAGATCACTCCCGAAACTTTCGTGGAGATGAATAAGGAATTTGAAAGAGAAGGCACACGGGTCACAATCAGAGTTCCAACTCAGGAAGAGATTGACGAATGGAAGCAATGGAGGCAGCATGACTAAGGTTGATCCTGACAAACTCAGAGAAGAAACTAACAGGGTGATTGCTGATAACCTTGTAAAGAATATTGAAAAACTTTTAGATGGAACAGCAAGATATTACACTTGCTGTGATAAAAAAACTGAGCATAAAAAAATTGTAATTGAGTATAACCACAAGCAAAAATGACAGATAAAGAAAAATGGAATAGAGGATTAGATCTATTCATCGAAAGTGTTCATAAACCAGATTCTAGACTTAGGGGGTGTGCTCATAATCAAGAATGTTATCATGAACTAATGTGGGTTCGTGAAAATGTTCTTAAATATCTTGAAACTCTAAGGTATCGTTAAAAATTGTATCACGTTTTACAAAACACTTTGCATATATACTATACGAGTGCTATAATGCACTTACGTTCATCCAAATGCTTAGTTTACTTCTGGCTTTTACCTTAGTCCATCATCAAGACGGTTCCTCCTACGGGTGGCACATGTCGTGTGAAAGGTTCCAACAGAGAAGAGTTGAAATCCTTATGGATGACAACTTAGATCTTCGATCTAAGTATAACCTTATTGGTTATCTTAAGTCAAAGGTTAAAGGTAAATGCGACAGTAAACTAATCTAGGACGCAAGTAAGTCGCGGAACGGACCGTTCATCTCATGAAATACATTTTATTATTTTCACTTCTTTTATTTCCTACATCTTCACTTGCAATGTCTTGTGATGATGTTAAGGAAGTATTTGCTGTTGTGAAAGAAGATCCAAACTTATCTAGCAAAGAAAAGACTCTCATTGCGATGGGTCTTTTTGCAAAGTATGGAAATTCTTGTATTTCAAGAGACGCAAACGACTGAAGGAACGGGGAAACGGATCCTGCGTAAGCAGAGAAGGTTAACTTTCCATTCTTTTAGGAGTAAACAAATGAACACACTTAATCTCATTCGTAAGCAGATCAACAAAGCATCTGCACTTCATGATGCACAGATTTCTCACACTGCATATCGTGGTGTTAATTATCAGTGCGAGCAGAAGTCTGGGGAAACTCATGGCACTTTCTGCTATAGAGGTCGTACCTACGTTAAGTGAAGAAACTAATGAGTGAGGACCTGCTTGACAGGTCCTTTTTTTACGCTTATAATTAGTATAGCAGATTTTATGCGATGGACAAAGAAAAACTAAAACTAATCATTAAAAACTTAGAATCTTTGATAGACTGTTTAAAATCAGAAGTTTATTCTGAACCTGAAGCATATATGCAAAGAGATTATCCTGAAATTACAGACTATGATGAAGTTTTTATTGATGACGATGATGGATATCCAGATTAAGAGGTAATTATGTACGAAGAATTAAATTGCTTTGAAGAGGCATTAAAACATTTTGGTACTAGGGTAGAGATGATCACTGCCATGGAGATGGGAAGAAAGATTAGTCCAGAAGATGCCTACCAAATGATTAAAAACGAACTGAAAGATCTTAAGAAAGTTCGTAAAGAATATAAAGAAAAGGGGTGTGAGGGATGTTAAGTGGTGCATAAATTATGTGGAACTCATTCTGCTGGGTTTAGTGAGGATTATGGTGATTGGAGAATAAATCCATCATTTAAAATGATTCTAGATTTGGATGACATTAAACATTTACTAAATGATGACAGAATTCAAATAATCGAGCACAAAGATATTGGGTGGAAAGGAAGACATTTGGATGGAATGAGCTCTGGTCCTGAATGTATATGTTGTGATGGTGAGAGATATCGAGATTGTGACCCAAGATTTCCTGGTATAATTGTTGATGGTGCTCCAAATCCCTATAATAAAAGATATCGAATGATTGATGGGAAGCATAGGATTTCAAAACTATGTAATACGGGTGTCAAGAAAAGTCCATTTTATGTTTTAGATTACAAAGAAGTTAAACCATTTTTTGAAATAGATCGAAGAGAATATGAATAAATCCAAACTAATCTCTGTTACTCCTGATGCTGAGAAGCATATGGCATACTGTGCTAGGGTAAGTAATCCTTTAAACCAAACCAATGAAAAAATTTCTGGTCTTTTAAAATATTGTATCAAGCATCAGCACTGGAGCATCTTTGAGCAAGCATTTATGACTCTTGAGATCGAAACTACTAGAGGAATAGCAGCTCAAATACTTCGACATAGAAGTTTCACATATCAAGAATTTTCACAAAGGTATGCCGATTCATCTTTACTTAGTGATGCAATTCCTCTACCAGAACTTCGTCGTCAAGATACAAAAAATCGTCAAAATAGTATCGATGATATTGATGAATTTACAAAGCAAAGGTTTGAAATATTAATGCGTCGTTATTTTGATGAAGGTATGGATCTTTATCGAGAAATGCTTGATGTTGGAATTGCAAAAGAATGTGCTCGATTTGTGCTTCCTCTTGCTGTACCTACCAGACTTTATATGACTGGTTCTGTAAGATCATGGATCCATTACATTGATCTGAGGACTGCTAACGGTACACAGAAGGAGCATATGGATATTGCAGAATCTGCAAAGTGTATTTTCTGCTGCCAGTTTCCGACCATTGCAGAGGCACTAGAGTGGAATAGATCTGAAGATTGCCCAGATTGTCCTGATTAACCTTCTATCATGTTAGAATAAATATTACATACAAAAAGTTTTAGTATGAAAGTCATAAGAAATATAACTTATGAAAAAGTTGCAAATCTTATATACTCCAATAAAATTGTTGCAATTTTTCAGGGAAATGATGAGGGTGGTCCTAGAGCTTTAGGTAATAGGTCCATTCTCTTTAATCCTATTCACTATTCAATGCTTCATAAGGTAAACGAAGTAAAATTAAGAGAATGGTATAGACCTTTTGCAGGATCTATTTTACTTGATGATTTTGAAGATTGGTTTATAAATGGATCAATAAAAGAATCTCCCTTTATGACTTTTGCAATAGAACTTAAACCAGAAAAGATTGCCAAAATACCTGCAATAGTTCATATGAATAAAACTTGCAGAGTACAGACAGTAACTCAAGAACAAAATAAGCATTATTATAATCTTATTTCTGCTTTCAAAAAAGTTAGTGGAGTTCCTATCATTGGGAATACATCTTTCAATTTAGCAAGACAACCAATTGTTCATTCAATTAGAGATGCTTTAGAGACTTTTGATGTATCAAATATTGATTATTTGTATCTTCCAGAAAAAGCATGTTTAATTCAATCAGAAGTTGGAGAATAATAAAATGTATATTTTAGGTATTAATATATCTCATGATTCATCATGCTGTCTTTTAAAGGATGGTGAACTTATTTGGTTTAGTGAAGATGAGAGATTATTTCGAGAAAAAAATGACAATCGATATGAAGATGAAGTATCGCACTATTATGATTTTAAAGAAATTAAAACTGCAAAATTTCTTCACTGCGATAATATAAAAAAATATACACACAATATTGATTATGTTGTTTTTGCATCTTTTGGTAGGCATTATCCTCTAGATGACAATATTATAATGCAGTCCATTATTAAAAAATTGGGTGAGGAACGTATTGATTTTACTTCGGCATTATTTTTCCCAGAAAAACATCACATATATCACGCTGCTAATGCATTTTATGCATCAGGATTTGATGATGCAGTTGCATTGATAATGGATGGTGGTGGAGCGTATGATCCACAATACAGAGAAAAAATTACCTCCAATAAATGTAAGTTTCCTTTCAGAGAAGTGGAAACTATATACGATTGTTCATATAATACTTCTGAATTTAAGAAAGTATTTCAATTAAATTCTATGTTAGATGAACTTCCAGATGAAGATTTTGATAATTATCAAGACTTTTTTTGGAAGAGAGATTGGAATGAATATTACTCTAGGTCTGACAGTGCTGGAAACTTGTTTGCTTCAGCAACTAATATTCTTAATATGAATTATAATGACCAGGGAAAAGTTATGGGATTATCTGGTCATAGACTTTCAGATTCAGAATTTGGATTTAATCCTGAAGTTAATGTTATTAATGACGGAGAGAAAAAAACATTTGATCCTTCAGAGTTTATTTTGACAGCAGATTGGTACTATGAAAAAGATGGTATATCTCTTTCAAAACCATTGGTTATGAATTTTATTGATGACTTTCTTGATAGAAATGAAATAGATTTAGATCTTAAAGAAAATACATGGGATTTTTATGTGTGTGCTGAGATTGCATACAAATTACAAGTAGAAACATTTAAACACACATGCACTTTAATTGAAAAGGCAATAAAACTGACTGGTAAAAAGAAAATTGTTCTCTCCGGAGGATATTTTTTAAATTGTGTTAATAACTATAAGTATACTCGAAAGTTCCCAGAATTAGAATTTTTTGTCGATCCAATTCCACATGATGCTGGTACTGCAATCGGTGCTGCCAAATATGTCTGGTATGGTTTAACTAAAAGTAAAGATAAAAATCCACTTAAAAATTTATACATAGGACTATCATAAAAAAGTAATTCATAATGAATATTGCTGCAATTTCTTTAACTAATCATGATTGCTCTCTTTGTATACTAAAAGATGATGAAGTTTATGAAAATATTTTAGAAGAAAGATTATCAACTCTCAAAAAAGATGGGAAATTTTTTTTCCTATCAGAAAGACTTAGTAAATTTGAACAAGAATATGGTTTAGATAAAATTTATATTGGAAATATTGGTGGTGAAGATGTAAAATTAATTGAGTTATATCTGGAGAAATATAATATAAATTGTCCGGTTGAATATAATTTTGATGAGCATCATCTTTACCACGCATCTAGTGCATATTATTTTTCTGGATTTGATGAATGTATGTGTTTAGTTATGGATGGTTGGGGAGCTCAACATAAACTGGAAGATATTTTTTATATTATTGATGAGTTAAATGATTCTAATGCAGATGAACTGCAATCATTTTCAGAAACTAATTTTTCAGAAACGACTAGTGTTTACTTAGTGAAAGATAGTAATTTTGAAATAGTTTATAGAAACTATCTTATGAGTCCATCATATACTTTTATGAGTGATGATTTCAAAAACTATCATTCAATAATTGTTGATAGTGATATGATTGATGTTAATACTTTCTTAGATATTGGCATGATGTATGGTAGGACTACCGAGCATTTAGGATTTGATAATACTGATGGTGGGAAAACAATGGGCCTTGCTGCTTATGGTAAAGAAGATCCAGAACTACCATCATTTTTGAATGATACTAAATTATTTGCAAATTCTAATATATTCTCTTATCTATTTTTTAATTGGACATATCATCCACATTTATCACATAATGATGATTTACAAAGAAAAGCAAATATTGCATATAAATTACAAAGGTCTGTTGAAGATGCTATTGTTCTTAGAGTTGGTAAAATTTTAGAAAAATATCCAGATACAAAAAACCTTGCTTTTTCTGGTGGTGTTGCATTAAATATTTGTGCTAATTCTGCAATCAAAAAAGCATATCCAGATTTAAATCTTTTCATTGACCCAATAGCATCAGATGCATGTCAAGCATATGGGATAGCAAAATTTTATTCTAATGTGGATAGAAAGAATATAAAAAATAAACCATTAGAAACAATATACATGGGTCCAAAATATGATTTGAAAATGAAAAAAATAGAAATTGAAATTGCTGTTGCAAAAGAAAACAAAAAAAGGTATAATAGTATCAAAGGAAAAGTATAACTATGCTCAATATAAAATATGACATATCATATGAAAATGTTGTTGAACGTATACTTGATAGAAAAATAGGTGCTATTCATCAAGGAAGATCTGAGGTGGGACCAAGAGCTCTCGGAAATAGATCTATTATCTTTGATCCAAGACTTCCTAATGGGAAAGATATAGTTAACACTGTAAAGAAAAGAGAAAAGTTCAGACCATTTGCTGGATCTGTTCTGGAAGAAAATGCTCATGAGTGGTTTGATATGATTGGTTTAGAAAGGTCACCTTTCATGACATTTAATTTGAAAGTAAATCCAAACAAGAGGAAATATATTCCAGCAATTACACATGTCGATGGTACGTGCAGAATTCAAACAGTTAATCAAAAAGATAATCCAAATTATTACAATCTGATTAAAGAGTTTTATAAACAAACCAAAGTTCCGATGATATTAAACACATCATTTAATCTTTCGGGACAAGCAATCGTTGAAGATGTAAAGCAAGCTATCAACACATTGAGTAATTCAAATATGGACTATGTTTATTTTGCAGATGTAAATATGTTAGTTGAAAAATGAATATTATATCTGTATCTTTTAATGGACATGATTCCGGTATCACATTTCTCGTTGGCGGAAAACATTATAAGACTGTTTTAGAGGAACGTTTAACTACAGTCAAGCAAGATCAAACATTATTTTCAGTTTTTGAACATGTTAAGAGTTTTAGTGAAGATTATGATGTAGATAAAATTATCATTGTAAACGGGGATGAATCTAATTTTGATTTTATTGATCAATTACTTTCAAAATTTAAATTAAAGAATAAAAAGATTGATATACAATATGAATCTAATGAGCATCATCTTTATCATGCAGCATCTGGATTTTATTCTTCTGGGTTTGATGAAGCAGTGTGTTTAGTTATGGATGGTTGGGGATCTGATATAAGATTTATTCACCTTCTAGAAATGATTGGAATTGACCAAGAATTATCTCAAGATGATTTGGATCATGTATCTGAATTTATGCAATGGAAGTTTATGGAAACAACATCAGTTTATGATGTTTCATATCCAAATAATTTTAAAATAATGTTTAAAAATTATTTGAGACCTCATCCACCACCAGAAGCATTTATTGAAGATCATGATGTATTTCCATATAAAATATTAAAAGAAATTCAGAATAGTTCATTAGTATCTTGTAATTCAAATTATGATATTGGAATGCTATATTGTTTAATTAGTGGGCACTTATTTGAACATAATGAGCAGTGTGGAAAAGTAATGGGACTTTCTGGATATGGAAAACCTAATAATGAATTGCCAGAGTTCATCATAAAGAATGGACTTGTTGATATGAATTTTGCATTTAGTGATAGGTGTGTTAATACTATAAATTTCCCATCGATGGAGCATAATGATGATTTTCAAAAACGATCTGATATTGCATATAAAGTTCAAAAACATACTGAAGATATCTTTAGGATGAAAATAAAAGGTATCATTGATATGAAACCTGATGTTAAAAACATTGTTCTTTCTGGTGGTGTTGCATTAAATATTTGTGCAAACTCTATAATTCAGGAAGAATTTCCTAACATTAATTTTTACATTGATCCTATAGCATCTGATGGATGTCAATCATACGGAGCAGCAAAATATTATTATCATAAAGATACTGAATCAATGTCTAAAGATCCAATGCATACAACATACTATGGAATTCATCAACCAAATTCAATTATCTTAAAAAAGCAGATTGAATTGGAGGTTGCTAAACACAATAAATAAACCACATTCTGAGATAATTATGGCAACATATCCCGTAAAACATAAAGATACAGGTGAAACTAAAGAAGTGATCATGAGTGTTCATGACTGGGATCAGTGGAAACAAGATAACCCAGATTGGGAACGATATTTTACTCCAGAAAACTCACCTGGATTAGGACTAGAACCAATTGGTGAATGGAAAGATAAACTTGTTAAATCAAAACCAGGATGGAACGAAGTGCTTGAAAAAGCATCAGCAGCACCAGGAGCAAAAAATTTAAAGATTTAAAATGGCTAGAAAGAAAAGAAACAACGACAACGTTGGTATTAATTCCGAGTATCATCGTTTAGCACTGAAGGGTAAGAAACCAATCAATACTGATCACCTTTTAGATATTGAACCACTTACACCAAATCAAAAGAAACTATTTGATTCTTATGAGCAAGGAAAACATGTTGTTGCATATGGTACAGCAGGAACAGGTAAGACATTTGTTACTTTGTATCATGCAATCAAAGATGTTTTAAATCAATTTACACCATATGAAAAAGTTTATGTAATTAGATCTTTAGTTGCAACCAGAGAGATTGGATTTCTACCTGGAGACCATGATGATAAGTCTAATCTCTATCAGATTCCATATAAGAACATGGTAAAATACATGTTCCAGATGCCTTCTGATGCTGAGTTTGAAATGCTCTATGGTAACTTAAAAACTCAAGGAACTGTAAGCTTTTGGAGCACATCTTTTATACGTGGAACCACTTTTGATAATGCAATCTTATTGATTGACGAGTTTCAGAACTTGAATTTTCATGAACTTGATAGTATAATTACAAGAGTTGGTGATAACTGCAAGATTATGTTTTGTGGTGATGCAACTCAAAGTGATCTCACAAAAATCAATGAAAAAAATGGTATCGTTGACTTTATGAAAATAATGGATCAAATGCCATCCGTCGATGTTATTGAGTTTGATGCTGATGACATCGTAAGATCTGGTCTTTGTAGAGAATACATTATTGCTAAAAATGAATTAAATATCCTGTAATGTTTAAACATATTGACATTGACCTTCCAGAACTAACTCGTGAAACTATTGATGGAGTTAGGTTTTATAATGTTCCAGATGCTGATGAACTTTTAAAACTCGTATCTATCACTTCAGTGACAAGTCACTTTAACCGAGAGACTTTTGCTAAGTGGAGGAAGAGAGTTGGTGAAGATGAAGCAAATAAAATTACGAAGAAAGCTACAAGTCGTGGAACTGATATGCACACACTAGTAGAAAACTTTCTTCGTAATGAAGAAATGCCAACTGGTTCTGTTCAACCATTGTCAGAGTTTCTATACTTACTTGCGAAAGATGACTTAAAAAGAATAAATAACATCTATGCTCTTGAAAAGTCCCTATATAGTAAGTACCTAGGCATTGCTGGCACCGTTGATTGTATTGCTGAGTTCGACGGTGAACTTTCGATCATAGACTTTAAAACATCTAAGAAACCCAAACCAAGAGATTGGATCGAAAATTATTTTGTGCAGTGCTGTGCATATGCGTGTATGCTTCATGAATTAACTGGATTATCAGTTAAGAAGTTCGTGATTATTATGTCATGTGAAAATGGTGAAGTTGAAGTATACGAGGAATATGATAAAGAAAAATATATTAAACTACTAGTAAAATATATCAAAAAGTTTGTAGATGACAAACTATCTTGATTTTTTTCGTATTTCCTGATATAATATGTTTATGATTTAATCTCAGTATATGTTATCAATTTATTCAGAAGTTATGCCTAAGAAAGAGAACAAAGAACTAGAAAAAGAATTAGAAAATAAATTCTATTCTCAGGCAAAAGTTTCTCAAGATATTGAAGAGATTTATCGTACTAATGAAGACATGAATTACATTGATAGTGTTATGCATTTTTGTGAAGAGAATAAGATCGATGTTGAGTCCATTCCCAAGTTGATTTCAAAACCACTTAAGGAAAAGATTAAGTACGATGCAATGGAACTCAATTTCTTAAAGAGAAGTAGTAGAGCTAAACTTGTAATTTGAAAATTGACTTTTAATTCCATTTTTGGGGGAAAAAAATTCCCGCAAAATTTTCACGCGTAGGGTTTTTTATAATGAGTCCTTTTGAATGCTACAAGACTTATGTCGCAGTAAAGAATCACTTTACTAAAGAGAGTTTTGATTATCACAAATATTGTGGCAAAACTCGTATGACAGTTCAGTCTTTCTATAAAAGGAAAGATAGATATTGGTTTGAAAAATTATCGAGACAGAGAAATGATTCTGAAATTAAAGACTTTTTCGTTTCTAACTTTGTTGCATGTGACGATCCACAAACTTTATGGATAGGAGAGTTAATTAGAAATGGAAACACCAATTATCAATCCTGGCAAAAAAGAGTCCAATCACTTACATACATTTTCAGAGAAGAAATTGAAAGATCTTTCAATAAAGGAAATTTTGATAGTATGTTCGAGATTGAAAATAATAGACATCCGCCAATTGTCAAATTATATTTAAGTAAAAAGATTAGTATTGAGACTTTTCTTATTTTAGATAAAATACTTGGGTTTTCTTCTCAATTTAATAGAAAACTATCTGATCCAATTTGGGATCTAATTAGTTTTAAAATAAAAAAATATAAACCTTTTCTAAATATTGACATGTTTAAATTTAAAAAAATATTAAAGGAGATTGTATTATGAGTGAATTTTTTAAATCTAGTGTGGTTAAAGAAGAAATTTTAGAAATTTCTGAATTGCAAGAAAAAGTTTATTCAAAACTTTTCGAGTTTCCAAGACTTGATAGAGAAGAAAAAATTAATCATATTTTAGATCTTGAAAATTTGATGGAAAAGCAGAGAGTATTGTACACTAGACTTTCATTATCCGATGATCCCGATGCTAAGGAAATGAAAAGACGTATCGAAGAATCAGCATCTCTTATGGGACTTTCAAGAGATATTGACATGAATTTGCTTTTTACTAATATGAGTAAGTTGATTCAAAATCTCAAAGCACAACTTCGAGAAGAAAAGCTTGACACCTAAATAGGATGCCTGCTATAATTGCAGAGCACACAAGCCACAATCCAAACAAATCCGAGGTAATCCAATGTCTTTCTCAAATCTCAAAAAGCAATCCTCCTTAGGCAACCTTACTGCCAAACTGGTAAAAGAAGTAGAAAAACTGAATAGTAACAGCAGCACTGATGATCGTCTTTGGAAACCAGAACTAGACAAATCTGGTAACGGTTATGCAGTTATTCGTTTCCTTCCCGCACCTGATGGTGAAGAACTTCCTTGGGCAAAGATGTATTCTCATGCTTTCCAAGGTCCTGGTGGATGGTATATTGAGAACTCACTGACCACTACAGGTGGTAAGGATCCAGTTTCTGAGTACAACCGTGAACTCTGGAATAGTGGTAGTGAATCTAATAAAGAAATTGTTCGCAAGCAGAAGCGCAAACTTTCTTATTATAGCAACATCTATGTTGTTAAAGATTCTGCAAATCCTGCAAACGAAGGTGGTGTCTTCCTTTACAAGTTTGGCAAGAAGATCTTTGATAAGATCATGGAAGCAATGCAACCCGAGTTTGAGGATGAAGAACCAATCAATCCTTTCGATTTCTGGCAAGGTGCCAACTTCAAACTGAAGATCAAGAAAGTTGCAGGTTACTGGAACTATGACTCTTCCGAGTTTGATCGTCCTGGTGCTCTTCTGAATGATGATGATGCTATGGAAGCAATCTGGAAGAAAGAGTATTCTCTTGCTGCCCTAACTGCTGCTGATCAATTCAAGTCTTATGATGACTTGAAGAAGCGTCTTGACTATGTTCTTGGTAACAAAGGAACACCAAAGTTCCAGGATCAAGAGACTGTTGAGGAAGAAGACCAATTTCGACGTGAAAATCGTGGTGAAGTAGAACAATCCTTCACTCCCAGTTTCAAGTCTGAACCTGAACCTTCTTTAGAGACTACTACTAGTTCTTCTGATGATGAAGATGATGCCCTTTCATACTTCCAAAAACTTGCCGAGGAATGAGATAGCATCTTATTACAATCTACTTATCAACTAATCATAGTTTCTGTATCTTTTAAGGTTTTACTGATAAATTCAGTAGAACCTTCTTTATATGGAAGAATATCACTTAGGTCTTCGATTGCTATACCTATGTAAATTGGTTTTAACATATAAATTGATCGTTTTCTTTCTTGAAGTCTTTCTTCATAAATTAAATTTGTTACTGGATATGATACGTCTGTAAGTCTTACAGATCTATCAAGATCAATGTCATAAAATTCTACTGCAAAATTTTCTTCAACTTTTAATCCTGGTGGAAAAACAGTTTCATTTTGAGAATTAAATACTCTTTTGCTTTCATAAAATCTAACTTTAGATGCATTTTCATATGATCCATATTTTTCGAGAATATATTCATTAAAAATTCTTGCCGACATTGGCCATTCTGTTTGACAATTTAATACATTATTGGCAAGTAAAATAAGCCAATCTAAATTTGGATCACTGTAGAATTTATTTGCAATTTGATCAGGTCTTTCATCACCTTTTATGAAATACTTTTCAAAAAAAGTTATATTTTGAAAAATATCTTCTCTAAGTTTTGCTTTGCGAAAAAGATTTTTTACTAGTACTTTATCTCCAATACTACTATTTTTTAGTAGATTTGCGTATTGAAAATCGGGGACTCTATTGAAGTAATCTGACATTTTTAGTAACCTATTTCGTCTTTAGCTAAACCAGCTTCTTCGTAATCACTATAGTATACTGGTTCAATTTCATTAAAACTGAGTGTCATCTGATATCCAGTCATAGTTCTTCTTTCATCATCAAAAGTCATGTAGCTTCCACTTGGGAGATAATTTACACTACATCCTATTAAAGCACATACTTTTGATCTACCGAGTGCGCCATGCTCTTTTCCAGGTTCTCCACCCTTAAAAAATCCAATTCTATACAAATTGGGTGCCAATAAGAACAATTTTGAAGCTTCTTTTCTTACCGCCATTGTTTGCTTTAACACTCTTATTATTCTTCTTACATTTGTAGCTTCTCTTTCTGATCTTGGGTGCATGTCAATTGTAAAAGTAAACTTTCTTAACTCTGGATTATTAAATAATAGAGTTAAATTTGGATTGATAATTGCCCCACCTGCTCTACTTAATAATCCAGAAACACCTGCTGCTTTGCCTGCTAGAGCAGTTGCGGCTGCCTCTGAAAGCTGATCTTTATTTTGTTCAATTTCTCCTATAATTGAATTTAAACTATCCTGAAATGCTTTCGGGAGATCCCCTTTAATGGAATTGTATGCAAGTACAGCCAATTGCTTTTGAAATGGATTTAATTCATTTTCTCCCCAACCGACTGTATTACTGTCTACAAGATTTTGGATTGGTAAATAAATTGCTTGAGATCCAGATGGAGGTGTAAAATTTCTTTTAAAAGTAGGTGCTCCGGATATATTTGTTTTTAGTTCTTCTGGTCTATATCTAAAATTAATAATTTTCATATAATCCTGACCGAGTTGTGTTAAGTCGTCAGGATAAAATAATCCACTAACTCCGTCATCAATATCTAAATTAGAACTGAAAATGGAGGGATCAGCGACATTAAGTGGATTATTTACTCCAAATGCAAATGGAATTCCTCCAAAATCACTTCCAGGTTGCCCAGCAGGAAGAATTCCACCACCATCATTTGCATCACCAACATCAGGTGCTGGTCCTGCTTCAGCACCAGGTTCATTAGTAGCAGATGGTTCTATTTCTGTCTGTGGAGAATCTGTTGATTGAATTCCAGCAAAAGCTTCACCTTCTGCTGATGATGCTGCAATAATAGATCTTTCAGTACTTGTTGATCCTTCTTGAAATAATTGCTGACTTATATCTGAGAATTGCTGAGTTCCAGATCTACTATTAGGAATATACATTCCTGTCGCAATAAAATTCTTTGCTTCGGCATCATTTGCATAATTACGTCTTTTTAATTTATTAGTATGATTTAAAATATCAAAAATAATATTTTCTGGTCTATTAATTGGTCTTACCTTTCCATCAAATTTTTCGGTTTGTTTTGAATATCCTCTTATTTCATATATTTCTACTTCTTCACCTTTAAATATTACACTTAACTTTGAATTTCCGGTTGAACTATTGGTTTTTACGGTAGCATCAATTTCCAATTCACCTCTTTTATCTGCAATATTTGCAGGGTTTGTAGGAGCAAATGATAATTTTATATTTTGTACCTTTATGGCCATTAGTAATTACCTTCCGTTCAGTTATTTAGGATGATTCTTTGATATGGTAATGATCTTAAATATGTTATTTCATCATTGTAAATACGATGAACTTTTCCAATAACTTCTTGCCAAGTATATCTTCTTGGCATATTTAGATGAAAATTTATTCCAATAAACCCCCAAGATTGTAGAGATGTGCAGGCAATTAGTGGATGCTGGTCATATAAAATGTTCTCAGTTTTTGCCAAATATACAAAAGTATAATAATTTCCTGGTTCTGGAATAAATTCAGATTCTGTAAAAACTTCAAGAATTGCTTCCATGTAATCATCGGGGTCGGAAAGAGTGTCAACTTTCTCTTTCAATGCCTCAATACGATTCATTTTTTGAGACCAAGTTCGTTTTCTGTTATAATTTTGAATTCAAGTAAACGATCAGCACAAAATTCTCTTGCTGCCTTCCATTTTGCTTGATTCACTGCATAGGTTTTTACTTCATACAACCAAGATTTACTTTTACGTTTTGGTGTAACATTTGGTTGTTGAGTTTGTTTATATGGCTTCACTTCAATTACATATTTTTTAATATTTCCATTACTTTCACGAACTTTAATGAAAAAGTCTGGGAAATATTTATGAACTCGATTATCTACTGGAGAACGATATGGAATCCAAAATTCTTCACTGCCCCATTCTATAATATTATCATTTTTATCACACCAGATGCAAAATCTTCGTTCCCAACTACTGCGGCAAATAATGTTGTTAGTATCACCAATATATTTTTGAGGATTTGTTGGTTTGTATAGACTTTTATGAGTCTCAGGCATCTCTTATACATAGTATAACAAAGTTATATCTATTTATAGATGGCTGCACCAAAAGGAAGATCAATAACTATGTCCGAGTTAAAATCTCGGATAATGACACCTGCTACGACATCACATTATGAGGTATATTTTCTAGCTCCTACTGGATCTGGAGGAAGCACTTTAGGAGTTCCTGATGGTGTTTTACGTGATATTAGAACTTCGCAAAGATATAATTTACCAGTTACATCAGACGAACAAATATTAATTAATTTATCTTGTAGTGAAACCACTCTTCCTGGGTCATCATTTATGACACATGAAATAACGAATGATAGGAGTGGTGTTACTGAACAGCATGTTTATAGACGTTCATATGATAATAGAATTGATTTTACTTTTTTCGTAGATAGAAATTATGTAATACTTAGATTTTTTGAAGGATGGATGGCATCAATAACTAATGAAGATAAATTTGATTTTGATCCTCAAAATAAAGGATCTAGATATGTAGTAAAATTTCCTAAAGTTTATCAATCGGATTCCCTATACATAACTAAATTTGAAAAGGATGTTGGTAGACCTGATGAACAAACACAATTACGATATGGATTTAATGGTGCTTATCCAGTTGCTATAAATTCAATTCCCGTAAGTTATGGTCCGTCCGACTTATTGAAAGTTACCGTTACCATGTCTTTTATAAGATATTGGGTTCAAAGTATTGGATCTGGATCTGCTCAAAAAGTTGATCCGCTTACCAATGCACAAATAGTTGGACAATCTCAAATAGGTCCAAATCAAACTAGAACAGAATTTTTACTACCAAATGGAGATCTTTCTGTTCAAGTATCTTCATTTGGATCTTCTTTTACTAATCTTCCAGGTAGTTTTATACCTTCAATCTTTAGGTAGATCAGAACCTGGAGATCCGGCATAAATAAAAAGTCTGAATTGAAAAATCATGCCATTACCAAAGATCTCTACCCCAACATTTGAGTTGGAATTGCCCTCAACAGGTCAAAAGATTACTTATAGACCATTTTTAGTAAAAGAAGAAAAAGTTCTTCTTTTTGCATTAGAATCTGAAGATACAAAACAAATCAGTAATGCAGTAAAGACTGTCATCAAAAATTGTATTTCCACAAAAGGAATCAAAGTCGAAGAACTTCCAACATTTGATATTGAATATTTGTTCTTAAATATTCGTGGAAAGTCTGTTGGTGAAGAATTAGAAGTTAACCTTATTTGTCCTGATGATGGACAAACAACTGTTCTTACACAAATTAATGTTGAAGATATTGAAGTTCAAAGAGAAGATGGACATAATACTCAAATTAAGGTAAATGATGAGGTTATGATTGAAATGAAATATCCATCTCTAAGTGAATTTATTAAGCAAAACTTTCAAGTAGAGGGTAATGATGCTGAAAAGTCTTTTGATTTAATTGCATCATGCGTTTCTCAGATTTTTACAGAAGAGGAAGTTTGGAATGCTGAAGAATGCACAAAGAAAGAGATTGTTGAATTCTTAGAGCAAATGAATTCTAATCAATTTAGAGAGATTGAAAAATTCTTTGCAACAATGCCCAAATTATCACATACCGTTAAAATTAAAAATCCAAATACTGGTGTTGAAAGTGAAGTTGTTCTTGAGGGATTAGCATCTTTTTTCGCATAGGAATGATCCACATGGATCTTGAAAACTATTTCAAACTCAATTTTGCTTTGATGCAGTACCATAAATACTCATTAACGGAGATTGAAAATATGATGCCTATTGAAAGAGATATCTACGTTATGTTGTTACAGCAACATTTGGAAGACGAGAGACTTAAACAACAACAGGCAGCAAATGGCTAGAGATCCCAAACAATTGAGAAAAGCATACGAAATTAAAATTGGAAAGGATCGTGCTGACAAACTTTCTGACGATCAGATCGGACTGCTTTCTAAATTTTATAATCAATTGAGTGAAAGTGAGCAATCTGATATTGATAGTGGGATATTAATGGGGTATAATAATACTCCTCTACACCAAATGGCAGAGGAGTTTATATCCGAAAAGGAGGATACACCAGAAGATAATTCAGTATCTGTAGCAACTGCAATTGATGAAGATGATGATGATAACTTTGAACCTTTAGGACTTGAAGAATTACTTGGAGATATAAGGGAAGAAGGAAAAAAAGAAAATGCTCTTGCCATATATGAAGGAACTCGTGAAGATGATCTAGTTGATGAAGAAATAGATGAACGGATATTAAAACTTATTGGGCTGAATGAAGTTTTTGATATTGATTATTCAACATATCTAACTCTGTTAAAAGAGAAGATGGTTGCTGCCAGAATGACTGACAGCAAATTGTCAACGGAAGAGTCTGAGTTACTTACTAACGAATTCAAAAGAGTAAAAGGAAAAGTTGGTAGATTTGTTATTAAGAAGAAGAAAGTAAATATTGGAAATGCACCAGAAAATCAAGCAATAAAAGCAAATAAACTTCTTCCTCCATCATCTTTAACTCCACCAGAAGCATCAAAAGATAAAGATACTTTTAAAAAAGAAAAGAAAACAGAAAAAGTATCAAAAGATTCGCAATATCTTCTTGACATCACTAAAACATTAAAATCAATAAAAGATATTTTAACAAAACAAAGTAAACTTAATGAAAATATAAAAAATTCTGAAAGAAAAAGATTAGAAAAAGAAAGAAGATCTGGAAGAGAAGAAGATCGAGAGAAAAAAAATAAAGGTGGAAATTTCCTAGGAAATATTAAAAAAGTAGCACCTTCTTTAGGAATTTTTGATACAATTGTAAGATTCATAACAAATGTTCTTTTAGGAAAAACAATACTTGGATTAATGGACTGGATGAGTGATCCAGCAAATAAGAAAAAACTTGAGGCAATTGGAAATTTCTTAAAAGACTGGTGGCCAGCACTGACTGCAGCATTCTTATTTTTTGCAACTCCATTAGGTGGTTTTGTTCGCCTTATGGTAAAAACACTTGGTGGACTAACTAAATTTTTATTAAAAAATTCCTTAAAATTATTAAAATTTGCTGGAAAAAATCCGATTACTGCCGCGGCAACTGCGATTATTGGTGGTGCTGCTATTGGTGGTATGATGCAGTCGTTAACACCATCAAATGACCCAGAGAGAGCAAAGGAAGGAAAGACGCAACTAGAAGATACTCAAGATTTTGGTGGAACAACAGGTGCTCCAATCAGTGGAGATATGCTTGGATTTGCTGCTGGTGGTTTAGTACAAGCATATTCTAAAGGTGGTTTAGTACAAGGACTTTCTGATAATATTGTTAATTTATCTCAAAAAACGAACAAAGTTACATACGCTTCTGGTGGTGGTCTTGTAGGTGGAGATACTAATAACATTACTTATGCTTCTGGTGGTGGATTAATTAATCCAAAAATTGTTAAAAATATCATACATGCTTCTGGTGGTGGACTTATAGGTGGAAATAATAATTACTTTAGTTCTAGTCCAAAAATCACATATGCTTCCGGTGGTGGATTAATAAACTCAAGAAATGCCAATAATATTACTTATGCTTCTGGTGGTGGATTTATAGGTGGAAATAGTAATTACTTTAGTTCTAGTCCAAAAATCACATATGCTTCTGGCGGAGGATTAATTAATTCAAGAAATACTAATAATATTACTTATGCTTCTGGTGGTGGTCTTGTAGGTGGAAATACTAATAATATTACTTATGCTTCTGGTGGTGGATTAATAAACTCAAGAAATGCTAATAATATTACTTATGCTTCTGGTGGTGGACTTATAGGCAATTACTTTAATTCTAGTCCAAAAATAACTTATGCTTCTGGTGGTGGACTTATAGGCAATTACTTTAATTCTAGTCCAAAAATAACTTATGCTTCCGGTGGTGGGTTAATTAATTCAAGAAATACTAATAACATTAATTATGCTTCTGGTGGCGGATTAATTAACTCAAAAAATATTAATAACACTAATAGCACTAATAGTACTAGTAATACTACTTATGCTTCTGGTGGAGGATTTATAGGTGGAGATACTAACAATACTACTACTTATGCTTCTAGTCCAAAAATCACCTATGCTTCTGGTGGTGGATCTATAAGTAGAAATATTAATGCTATTAATTACTTTAGTGGTGGTGGACCTTCACTAGGAACTGATACTGTTCCCGCTATGCTGACTCCAGGTGAATTCGTAATGAGTAAAGGTGCTGTTAATAAGTTTGGTGCCAACACTATGATGGCAATGAACAAAGCAGGTGGTGGAACAAATAAACCTAAAGTTATATCTGGAACATCTTTTGCTTCCGGTGGTGGACTTATAGGTGGAAATAATAATTACTTTAATTCTAGTCCAAAGATCACTTATGCTTCTGGTGGTGGTCTTGTAGGTGGAGATACTAATAATATCACCTATGCTTCTGGTGGTGGTCTTGTAGGTGGAAATATTAATAACATTACTTATGCTTCTGGTGGTGGTCTTGTAGATGCGCTTAGTTTTCTTCCAGGAACTGGTACAGTGATGGCACCGAGAGCATCTGGAACTGGACAGTATGCCGATCAAGGAACAACAGTTCAAAAATTCTTAGGAATGCCAATTCCAGGATCAATGAAAAGATCGAAATATACATCAGAAGATATTCAAAGATATAACAGACTTGACACTGGAGATCCATCAAGATATTTGGAATCATACGATGCTCAAGATTCTCGATCTGAAAGTATTAATAAAATCTATTCCAAATATGGAAGAACACCAACATCACCAGCAGTAAGATCTAAAAAAAGAGAAGTTTCTGATACTCCTACTCCAGGAACAAGTCAAAAAGAAAGAAATGGTAGATCTAATTCCATGAGTGACTTTGGAAAATCGATTACAAATATTGGACCTAATATAGAAACCATTATAAGAAGAAAAAATGAGATTGATAAGCAAATTGAATTTTTAAGCACAGGAAAAACTAAAGCATATTCTGGTGGTGGTGTAGTTTCTTTATCCAATAATATTAATTACTTTAGTGGTGGTGGACTTTCAAGAGGAACTGATACTGTTCCCGCTATGTTAACTCCAGGTGAATTCGTAATGAGTAAAGGTGCCGTGAACAAATTTGGTACTAGTACCATGATGTCAATGAATAAGGCAGGTGGTGGAACAAATAAACCTAAAGTTATATCTGGAACATCTTTTGCTTCTGGTGGTGGTTTTGTAAATTCTCAACCAAAAGGTCCAAAAATTAGTGATGCTGATTTTGCGACATTATTAGCTATTACAGCACTTGAGGATACTGATGCTCAAGGTAGAGCAGATGTTGCACAATCATTATATAATAGATTATATTCTGTCAATACATATGGAAGCAATTATAATCAATCAAATAATACATTAAAGAGTATTATTACTGCAAAATCCGAAGGTGGTCGCAAAGGTGGCGGCCAATATGAACCAACATTTGGTAATCCACAAGATTGGAAAAACATAACTGATATGAAATCAGCAGCATCTGCAGTTGTGAATTCTGAAAAAGGGAGAAAATATGGTTACACGATGGAAACTGCAATGCAGCAAATACTTGATACTAAAAAAGCAATATCAAATCCAGATTTGCAGAAAAAAGCAAGAGAACATGTTCAAGGAAGAACATATTTCTTAGGAAAATCTGAGCAAAAATATATGGAACCTGGAGATGTATTAAGAGATCCAGATCGTAACTTCTTTAGTATGTGGTATGATGAAGATAAAATATATGGAAAGGAAAGGGCAAATATTGCTTCACCAATGCCACAGAGACTCATTCCACCACCATCACCGATAATTCCAAAATCAAGTGAAACAAAAGTAACTCCACAAAAAGCAGGTCCAAAAGGATTAATTGAATCATTGACTGATGAGCAAGGAATGTCTGGGTTTTATATGAAACCAATAAATGCAATTTTTGGGAATCGATCTTCAAATGATTTATCCATAGATAAAAATGTAAGACCAATTATTCCAGAACCACCACCATCAAAATCTATGAAAAATGGCACTATTAATCTTCCGCCAATTGATTTGGGAGGAGGTGGTCGTTCACCTTATCAAGAAGCAATACCATCGGTTCAAGGATCACAAGAACCAAAATTCCCCGCAATTTCACAAATGTCTCGTAACATTCGCAAGAAAAAACTTGATACTTACGGAGTGATATTGTAAAATGGCAATAGTAGGATTACTAAAAGTAGCAGGCGGACAATTAGTTAAGTCTGGTGGCAAAAAAATTGTAGCGTCTAAAGTTTTTAATAAAAAAACCAAACAAGAAGAAAGTAGTAAAAATTCTGAAGAAACAGTAAAAAAATCTTCTGCAATAACATATCAAAAAAATAGAATCAATTTCAAAAATTTTGTCGTTGATGCAGAAGAAACTGCTAGTACTGGTACTACTCCGAAAGTAGTAAAAAAAACTGATGACACTGGGTCTCAATTAAAAGTAATTAGAAGTGAACTTTATAGTATTGAAAAAATTCTTAAAAGTAATTTAAAGAAAGATGAAAAATATGAAAAAAGAAAAATAAGATTATTACAAAAAGAAAAAAGAAAAGGTAGAGAAACTGAGAGAGAAAAACCAAAATTGGGTCAAAAAGGTCTTGCATTGGCAAAGAAACTTGTTCCCGGTGGTGGTATTATAGATGCAATCACTAAATTTATCGGCAATATTTTACTTGGAAAGTTTTTACTATTTCTACTTGAAAATGCTGAAAAAGTTGCAGAATTTTTAAAATTTATTATACCTGTTACTGATTTTATCACTAATGCAGTAGGAAGTCTTTTTAATGGCATAGTTTCTTTCATTGAAGGTTCATATAATATAAATGAGGCAATCAGAAAAGAAATTGAAGGAGTTGGTGGTGAAGATGCGTTAAAAGAGTATGATAAATTTACTGATGCCTTTAAGAAGTTTGCGAATATTGCAATAATACTTGCAATGGCAGGTGTTCCCAATACTATTGGTCTAGATAAGCCCGGTAAAAAACCAAAACCTGGTAAAAAACCTAGTTCTAGAAGTAGAAATCCTTTAAGAAGATTTTTTCCAAAAAAACCAGATCCAGTAAAACCAGTATTACCTAAAAAGCCACTATCTCCATTTCAATTAGAACAGGCAAGAAAGTCGAGGACAGCAATACCTGCACCTACCACCGGTCCTGGATTAGGTAAAGGAACTGGTGCAAAGCAAGGTGGTGTTTTTAGAAGAGGACTTGGAAAATCGTTAAGTCGTGCTCAGACTAAAATTTTAGGTCGTGGAACCAGACTGGGTGCTAATAGATTTGCATCTAAAGCAGCTGCAAAGTTAGCAAAAAGTAGAATACCCATTATGGGTCCTCTTTTAGTTGGTATTGATACATATTTTGAAGATGTTGAACCAAAACCAGATGGTGATGGAAAACCCGATAGAAAATTAGATAAAACACTTTTTAAAGTGGGGGGAAGTGCTCTTGGAGGTTTCTTAGGATCCTTCATCCCAATTCCAATTCTTGGCACAATTCTTGGTACATTTATTGGTGAATATATTGGTGATCTTTTATATGAATTAATTAGGGGTGGTGGAGCAGCTGCTGTTGGCAATAAACTTAAAAATGATATCAAAAGAGTTATTGATGGTGCTAATCTAGTAAAAGATTGGATTTTTAAAGGAGTTAGTAATATTGGAAAGAATACAGAGCATTCAGTCAAAGTAAAAAAACCTGATTGGCTTGATAAAATACCATCCTTTTTTAGAAATCTAATTCCAGGATTTGCTGGTGAATTTGATGTACAAAAATTAATAGAAAGTTTTACCGGATTTCAACTGGGTGCATGGCCAACATTATTAAATCCATATGATTTTAATGTATCAAAAAAACTTCGTATTCTAAGAAAAGCATTCTTCTCCGAGACGAAAAGCACAACTTCTAGTTTTGATTATAGTAAACCCATCAATATTTCTGATTATAGTGATTCTTCTGATGGTGATAATCGGAGAGAAGAACCACCCAATGCGGGAGCAACACAACCAACAATTGCTGCAGAATCAACTCCTCTAAGTTTAACGGGTTCTGCAAAACAATTAGTTGGTAATGATACCGAATTCTTAAATGGTCTTGTTGCGATGAGCAGAAGACTTGGTGTTAATCCTGGTGATATGCTCGCCAAGATGGCATCAGAATCTTCATTGTTACCAGATGAGCAGAATCAGGATACTCTTGCAACTGGATTAATCCAGATGACGCCAGAAACTGCAGCAAGTTTAGGTACTTCTATTAGTGCATTGCGGAGGATGTCTCGTGCTGAGCAACTTCCTTATATTGAGAAATTTTTAAAACAAAGTTATGCTGGTGTAACAAGACCCATTAGTGCCGGTCATCTATACACAGGTACTTTCTTACCTGCATTCGTTAAGGCTCCTGCAGATGCTGTAATTGCTACTAAATCTGGAACTGGTATTGTACAAGGTTATGGATCTTTTTCTGCAGAAACAGTTAGAGGTTGGTATGCTAGAAATGAAGGATTAGATAAAAATAAAGACGGTAAGATTCAAATATTTGAATTAGGAGAAAGAATTGCTAAAATCAAAAAAGATTTTGGTATTGCTGGTGGAATAGTAAAAGGTAACTTTACTACAGAAACGAGATCACAAGTTAATCCGCAAACACCATTGACACCGCAGTCTCCAATTACATCTTCGCAGTCTGAAATTACATCTTTTCCAGCTTTACAAATTCCTCAATCTGATATGTCTGAGGATTTGAAGAATGTGACTGCTCATCATGGTCCTTTAAGAGCAGCTTCTACTAAAGATAGAGCATTTAAAGCAGGAAAAGGAGATAAGTCTAAGAGAATTTTCTTACATTGGACTGGAGGATTCCATAATTCACCATCTAGTAGTTATCACACAACATTTACTGGAGATGGTAAAGCACATAGGTATACTGAAAACTATGGTGTATACAAAGGTACTCATACTGGTGGTGCTAATACCAATTCTGTAGGATTGTCTATTGCTGCCATGGGTCACCAAGGTATGACTCCGAACTATTATGATGAGAAAAAAGGTTGGGCAGAAAATCCTCCGACTGGAGCACAAATCCAGTCTATGGCACTGGAAGCCGCAAGATTGGCTCATGCTTGGGGTTGGACAGAATCTACCATTCAATCTAATGTCCGGACACATGGAGAATGGGAAAGATATGCAACATCTAATGATATTCTTCCGGGTAGACCTCAAAGATGGGATTTAGATCAACTTAGACCAGGACAACCATTCGATCAAACTAAAACAATTAGTAATGGTGGTAATGAGATGCGTGCTCTCATTACTGCTTATTTTAAAAAGATCAAACAAGCAGAAGAAACAGGTTCTGAACGATTAGGAACTACTACGAGTTCATCAAAAATAAATGCTAAACCACTAACAAAAGAACAGAAATCTCAAATAAAAAATTCAATAGATAAAATTGGTAAAATTGGATCTAACCAAGGAACTGGAGAAAATATTAAAATTCCAGGAGTTGGAACTTTTGTGAGTGGGAAAAACTTTTTTGGACAGAGTACTGACAAATATTTTGATGAAAGTGGTAGAAGAATTACCTACAAACAATTTCTTGAAAAAGTAACTTTAATCCAAGATGGTAAATTAAATAACTTAGATCCAAAATCTTCACCAAGTACATCTGATTCCGAAACTAATTCTGCAGGAACTTATTCTGGTAAAATACAATACTTTAGTAGTAATGATGGTGTAGTTAATAAATCACTTTTACCCGGAAAAAGTTATTCATTTAATGAGTTAAAACTTCATCATGGTCAACAACAACCAAGAAGACAAGATGGATGGCCACGAGATTATACATTATTGCACGGAACAAATTTAGCATCATCTCCAAATGCAGATATTCCAGTTCCATTAGATTCTACGGTAACTCATAAACAAAGTTTTGGTGGATATGGAAATACGGTAATTGTCAAAAATGCTACTGGAAATATGTTATTTGCTCATTTGAGTAAATATGGAAATATTAAAGTTGGAGACAAAATAAAAGCAGGAACAATCATAGGAACGCAAGGAAGTACTGGTGGTAATTATGCCGATCATTTACATTTAGATGCAGAAAAGGAAGGACATGAAGCTTTCGTTAATTTTATTACTGGTAAAAAGGCAACATATGGTTCATCATCTGAAGATTCAAATGTAAATTTGGATCCAATAACTTCACCCACCATACCTCTCACACCATCTACTACTCCATCTCCTACACCATCTACTACTCCATCTCCAGATCCAGCACTAAAATTTAGAAAAAAATATTTAAAAGAAAGTCTCCTTTCAGAGAGAAAATTATTAGAGAAAATTTTAAAAATTGAAGGTAATAAAGGAACATTGGAAGAAGTTAAACTTCCAGGAGTTGGAACTTTTAAGAGTGGTAAAAACTGGCTTAAGCAGGGAGAAGATAAATATTTTGATGAAAGTGGAAGACCACTTAGTAAGGAAGAGTTTCTTGATAAGTTTTTTACAAGAAGTAAGAATAAACGGAATGAACTTACTAATATTCTTGAAAAACTTTCTTTAACACAACCACCAACACCCACTGCACCATCACCTACTCCTCCTGCACCAATTTTACCAAAACCATCAATTTTATCAGAACCATTAATTGAAAAGACAGCATCAACCATGTCTGATCAGGAAATTAGAGAAGAATATGATCGTTTGAGAAAGAAAAATCCTGTAACGGGAATGGTTGAAGGATCTGCCTCTGATCTCAAAAAAGCAGAAGATTTTGGTAAGAAAGCAAATCAAATTAAATATGGTAATAATTTTGTAAGTTTACCAAAATCGTTTGAAAACATTCAAACATCAGCATCTTATGAAGATCCAGATCAAAATGTTATGGTGGCAATTCAACCAATTATTATCAGAGAAAATAGTGGTAATAATGATATGAATATTTTTTGATAACTTACTTTTAAAAATTTATATGGAAAGATAAAATGCCAAGAATACAAAACACCATAGAACAACTCACAATATTTTCAAATTACGGACTCCCACCCGTTAATGTTCTTGGATTGGGTAGCTTAAATGAATTGGTAATTTTTCAAAGTATGCTTGATGATACAATTAGAGCAAATTTTCAAATAAATGATAGTGGAGCTAGAGAAGATTATAGTACTACAACTGTTAACATAGAAGAGGAAACAAAAGGTGGATTGAAGATAACTTCGGGAGAAAAAGTTGATCTTGCAGTCAAAGATGAGCAGGGATTTACAATATCATTATCACTTCTGATTGAACAGGTAACATCTAGTTCATCCGATACCATGATTGAAACGTTTGATATTTCTCTATGCTCTGAAGATTATATAAAAAATCAATGGGAAACTCATAGAACTAAAAGAAATTACCAGGGAAAAATAAGTGATATTGTTGCAACTATTTTAACGGAAGATTTAAAAACATCGCAAGATTTTGAAATAGACGCCACATTAAATTTTCTTCCAATTAATGGGCATTATGATACACCTTTAGATCTTATTACTATACTGGCACCAAAATCAATTCCAGAAGAACATCCTCAGTTTTCTGGATACCTTTTTTATAATACTTATGAAGGATATAAATTCAAATCCATAGATATTCTTCATAAGCAAGGTCCAAAGAGAAAAATGATAGCCAATAGAACGGCTGACAAACCACCAGGTTATGATAATAAAATAGTAAATTTTAATTTTCAGAATACTATAGATATTTTTAAAAGTATGAGAACATCTTCTTTATCTAAAGTAATATTAAAAACTTTCGATGAATATACTAACTTTTACGAAGAAAATGAATTTGATAGTGATGAATTATTTCAAATTAGTAATAATCTTGCTTCAGAAAAACCTTTAGTTGCTACAATTCTTGATTATGAGGAACAAGTTAGTACCATTATGAATCAAACATATAATACTGGTACTTTGCCTCCAGGCAGCACTCTTTTAGAACAATTACCTTTTTCAAAGGAACCTACTTTTGATCTTGATACAATTGTTAGAAAATCAATTGCCAGATATAATCAAGTTTTTTTACTTCGAGCAACGATTATAATCGAACCTGGAGATTTTGAGATATTTCCTGGTGATATTATAATTTGCGATTTTCCAGAAATCTCTCCAAAAGATTTGAGATTACAAGTATCAAAGAAAAAAAGTGGAAAATATATGGTAATGGATATCTCACATTATATAAATGCAGAGCACTGTTATTCTCGTCTAAATATCGTAAGAGATACTATCATGGTATAATCATGGAAAAATCTATAGAAGATCATATCGAAAAGGACAGAAAGATCCTTGAAGATCCAAACATTTCACCACAAAGACGCAGACATATTGAATCAGAACTTCATGATTTAGAAGAATATCATGAAAATAATCCAGAAGATCATCATGATCCAACGTCTTTTGAAATGTATTGTGATTCAAATCCAGAAGCAGATGAATGTAGAATCTACGAGGATTAATGGCAGCACTAATATGCAATCTTCCATCAGTTGAAGTATGGGTAAGAAAAGAATATTTAACTGATCATCAAAGTGGACATGGTGAATTTGTAAAAGGTGTTTGGGTTTCTGCAAAATCAATGCCTGGTAGAGCATTTTACTTTGAAACTTATCTACCAGAGTATGCAGCAATGTATGATAAATTACCAATTAGTGCATTTTTGTCAGAACCAAAAATACCAGATCCTGATATGAGTTTACATAATCTTCAATTCTGGAATTGTATGGATTATGGTGTAGTTGCCGTCCAAAAACAATTCATTGGATGTATGGATTATGAGATATATACTAGAGATCATGGCACGATGCGTGGAAGTTATATCTGCACATTAGATAATTATCATCAAGATCCAGATGTAATTGATTATGCGACCAGTGAAAATCCAGCAGAACATAAATCTCATAACCTAATTGAACTTGTCAATGGACAATATGCATTATATCCAAACAATCGAACAAGAATTTATGATAATAGTTTGACACCACCTGAACCAAAAATTCCAGATTTCAAAGTTTCAACTAAATATTATCAAGTTGAAAGTGGTTATGACCAAATGGGATTAGGCGATCAAGAATCTTATTTTTGGAAAACTTCTAAAGAGAGAGAATAATTGTGGATGAAATGTACAGCTACCAAGGTCTTACACCTGCGTACCTAAAAGATAATGTAAGAAAAAATGCAATGTATTGGTGGGTAGGTCAGGTAGTTGATGAAGAAACATGGCGCGATAATGAACAAACTATTCTCCACAATAGAGATGCTTCTCTCGGTTGGGGTAAAAGATATCGAGTAAGAATAATTAGTAGAGATCCTGATATTAAAGAACCACCTTTATATACTCCAGATCAACTTCTGGAAATGGCAAGTGTTATCGCTCCAGTTACTGCTGGTTCTGGTCATGGTGGTTATGCCGAGACATCAGTTCTTGCACAAGGATCTTTTGTTGTGGGGTTTTATCTTGATGGTGAAGAAGGAAGACAACCATGTATTTTTGGATGCCTTCCAAATAATCCACAAACTCGTCTATTAGGTGCAGATCCAGAATTAGGGTATATACCAAGATCTGGTTATTATGGTTTAACTGGAACTAAAACATGTTCAACAAATGATTTATATGGAACCAATCCAGCAGAAGGTGAAATACCATGTAAAGAAGCAGGTACTGCAGATGGTGCATTATTTGATGTTAGAAAAAATGATCAAAAAATAGATGGTGATCTTGTTGAAGTAAGAAAGAAAAATATTGAGTGTGAAGGTCCAGGTGGACCTATACAAAATATTCAAGGTTTTATTCAAAAAGCCTTAGCAGTTATTAATTTTATAAAATCTCAAGGAAATTCTTTTTTAACTGCTGCAAGTGATTTGAAAGATAACATTCAAAATGTTATCAATTCTGCAGCAACTTTTGTTTCTTCGATGTTTAAATTAATTGTCAATAAAATAAAAGGTTTTGTTATAGAAAAATTTAATAACACAATAAAAGATATAGCTGCAAATCTCCCACCAAATCTTAGACAACCATTTTCAACTGCAAATAGTGAAGCAGTAGATGGATTAGCTTGCGTATTTAATAAGATTATACAAGGTTTGTTAGAATTAGCTAAAAATTTATTAGATGATCTTATTTTTGGAGCACAAGGTATTGTTTCAGCACCAATATGTGCAGCAGAAAAACTTGTTGGTGATTTATTAGGAAATATTCTGAGTGATATTACAGCAGGAGTAGATGCCGCATTATCTGCAGTTGAAGGTGTTCTTCAGACTGCCGGTGATATTCTTGGCGGAGTATTTAATATTCTCGATATTGTTACTGGTATTTTAAACTTCTTAAAATGTGATGAAACACCGAATTGCAATTACACTGCAAGATGGAGTTTTTGGAATGGTGAAAATGAAGCAGCGGCAGTAGATGAGGCTATTGCTAACTTACTACAAGACGTTGCACAAAATTTACCAGGAGGAGATGGTAGTGGATCTTTTGCTTGCAATACTGGTCAAACTGAAAATACTTTCCCAACAATATCATTCCCATCATTATCATTTGATATTGGAGTACCAGCTCCTACACCAGCTCCTGCACCTGCACCAACATCAATAGACACCGCACCAACTCCAGCTCCTGCACCCGATCCAGCACCTGCTCCTACACCAACTCCAGCTCCTACACCAGCACCATCTCCGGCACCTGCTCCTGCTCCTGCTCCTACACCAACTCCAGCACCTGCTCCTACACCAGCACCTGCTCCAGCTCCTGAACCTGAACCTGTAGCAGAACCAGTCATATTAAATCCACCACCACCAGTAGATCCTGATGTGGTTGATGAAGAAGATATAATCGATGATGATGCGATTGATGATGAAGAAGATGTAATTGATACTCCATCTTCTGGTATTTTCGATTCTACCGAACCAATATTGACCGCATCTGCAATTGTTTCTGCATCAGGTGAGATCATGGGTTTGGATTTTGCTGCAAATGGCACACCATTTTCCGCTAATCTTAAGACTACACCTGAGGTTGTTATTAATGCTAATAATACAAATGGTGGTGGAGCAAAAATTAGACTAATTACTGCTACTGAAGATCAAGAACCTAGTATTGATTTTAAATCCGGTAACGAAGTTACAGTAATTGGAGCCGTAGTTCTTAGTCCCGGACAAGGATATTTGCAAAGACCGGATGGATCTAGTAATTTTCCAAGTGGCCCAAATGATATTATAATAAAGACACCAACAGGAGGTTCAGTAGTTGTTCCTCCTGGAACTTTAGTTGGAGGACCAGATAGTAATTTTGATATTAGTGTACCAATTTCTGAAGAAACTGAAGCACAAGATGAAGATGATGAAGAATCTGGTTCAGGACCATCTATATTAAATCCACTATCAGTAGATCTTGATGTTGATGATGAAGAAGAAATTGATACTGATGTGGATGATGAAGAAGATGAAATTGATACTGATGTGGATGATATAGATGTAAGAAATTCTTCAATAGATCCTGCAGTTGATCCTGCAGATGATCCAAATGCAGTATTAGTGTTTATACCTAGAGGATTGCAACCAATACCAGTATATAATGTAGATACTGGTATACAAACTGATCTTCTTATCGGTGAAGGTATAGAAGTTGGAATTCCAATTCCTCCAAATTCAACATTTACTTCACCATCAATTACACCACCAACTCCTTCAAATTCTCCAGCAGTTCAAGAAGATGATAACATTGGAGTTCAAGAGTCTTCATTACCAATCGATTTTGATCCTGAAGAAAATACTATAGGAGTTCCCACGGTTACAATAACACCACCAGAAGGAGGACAAGCATCTAGTGTTATTTCGGAAGATAATACTAATGGTATAGTTGGTGGAGTTAGGCCAAATAATATAACTGCAGGTCCTGCTAGAGGTCCAGTTAGAAGATCTGGTGGTTCTGATAGAGCACCTGGCGGTATTGTAGGTTTTGAAGGTTTACCTGGAGAATTTGATGGTCTTGGTCCTGAAGATTTGGATGATGATACTAGAAGATTAGTTGATAGTACTGGAACACCCACTAATATTGATGATTTCACTGGAGAACCTGGAGGAACTGGTGGTGTTAGAAGACCTCTTAGTACTGGTGCAGGAACTGGTGGTCTTGTTTCTGACGGTAATGGAAGATTTATTCCTGAGGATAATGAAAGTTTTGTTCCTAATGGTAATGGAGGTTTAGATAATGATACTAGACAATTTGTTAACAGTACTGGAAGACCTGTCAATCCTACAAGACCTAGTGTTAATAGAGAATTTGTTCCTGATGGTAATGGAGGATTTATTCCTCAGGGTACTGGAATTGGAGGAGGAACACCTTTTGTCTCTGATGGTAGACCAAGTGTTGAAGGGAAATCTGTAGATGTAGTTCTTGAAGGATTTTTTATTGATAACACTGGTATAAATTATCGTCCAGGAGATGAGGTTGTTATTGAACCATCAAATGGTGTTGAGGTGCTTCCAGTATTCAATAATATTGGTCAATTAGTGGACCTAAATATTCAAAATCCAGGTAATGTTTTCCTAGAAATCCCAAGAATTTTTGTAAGAACACAAACTGGCATTAATGCCAATATAATTCCTATTTTTGGTGTTAGAAAGGATGAAGGTCCAGATGAAAGACTTATCGAACTTACTGGGGATCGAATTATTAGTGTCGTTGATTGTGTAGGAAATTTTGATGAAATAGAATTGAGGTAATTTATGGCTAAAAAATTAGAACACGTACCTGCATATAAAAGACATCCTTGGGGAAATCTTGAACTAGGTCAACAATGCCTTGATGGAGTTATAACAGGAATTGGACTACAAGCATTCAATTCAATTCATTATATACATTTAGATTCAACAGGTGCCCGTGAAGGATGGACTTTATGTAGAAATCCTGGAGTATTTGAAATCAAATGTGGTGATAAGGTAAGTCCAGATTCAACTGGAATTGATATTGAAACTTTAAATGGAAATATAAATTTAACGGCAAATAATGGTAGAATTATTCTTCGAGCTAAAGATATTGATATTTTAGCTAATGGAGAAGATCTAAATAGAGGACATATAAAATTAGAAGCAAATCAAGATATAAAACTCAAAGCTGGTGGAGCTTTTGATTTAACGGCAGAAAACGGTTATCGATTATTTTCTCCAAAGGTTGGTAAAATTATTGCTAATACTGAATTGTTTACTGTAACTAATTTTATGAAAGGTTTGACTGTAGCATCTGCTTCAAAGTTAGGTAAAACTGACTTTGCTAATACTTTTGAATTCTTAACATTTACAAATCAAACACCTATTGTTTAATTATGTCACATTCTTTAGATGATTTAACCATTCAGCATCAGTTGTGGATTGGTGCAGGAACTGCTCCAATTTTTAGTGCTGGGAAATTAAAAGTGCGTGGATCTGCATGGGTAGAAGGTCCCACAATAATTGGAGAAGGTGCTCAGTATGCAACACCATCTCCCACAGAACTTGGTAATTTGATGGTTGGGCAGTGTACCAACCCTGATATGAAACCAATTCCATTCTATGCAATGTTTGTAAAAATATATGCTAGAATACAAGGGTTCTTAAAAACAGACATACTATTGACAGTAAAGTTAATTAAGTCTAAAGTTATATTTACGGAAGTTTTAATGGCAAAGGTTAAAAACTTTGTTATTGATCATCCAACAAAACCAGATAAACAACTTGTTCATTCTTGTCTTGAAGGACCCGAGAATGCTGTTTATGTGCGAGGAAGAACATCTGGAAAAGTGATTACATTACCAGAGTATTGGAGAAAATTAATTGATCCAGCAACAATCTCAGTACATCTTCAGCCAATTGGAGCACATCAGAACGTTATAATTAAGAGATATAATACAGATGAGATTCATCTTCAAGCAAGTAATGGTCAACCAATTAATTGCTTTTATCACGTTTATGCAGAACGAATTGACGTACCACCACTACAAACGGAGATTGATAAATGACGGCACCATTTGATTTTAAGTGGTTTGGCACTTTTACTGGACCACAATCTACATCAGGGACATATAATTATGATTCATTATCATTAGAAGGAACTTGGCAAACAACTTTACCAACTGATTTAACATTTAAACTGACTGATCTTGCTGCAGTTCTTTTCAATTTTCCTGGAGACTATGTTGGATTTTATTGTAATGGTGTTTCAACTCAGTTGATGACTCTTGCACATTCAACTGGTCAGATTCCAACATTGAATGTTCAAGCATTGACTTCAATTTTTAATGGAGATACGATTGTTAACGGTGATGTTATTGCAAATGGATTTGTTTTTGCAAATGGATCAGTAAATTTAGCAGGAATTGGTGATGTTGCTTCATACTTGACTGCAACAAGAGCAATTGCAACTTCAAAAAAATCTTTTGATATTTCTCATCCTTCAAAAGAAGGGTACAGATTAAGATATGTATGTTTAGAAGGACCAGATGCTGAAGTTTATACTAGAGGTAAACTAGTAGGTTCTGATACTATTGATTTACCAGATTACTGGAAAGATTTGGTTGATACAGAATCTATTGGTGTTACTCTGACTCCAATCGGACATTATCAAGAGTTATTTGTAGAAAAGATTGAATGGGGGAGTAGAATTAAAATTAAGAACAACAGTGCAAATACAATTAATTGTAGTTATGTTGTTTATGGCACTAGAAAAGATGTTTCTAAAAACATCTCAGAGTATGAAGGTTATTCTATAGAAGATTATCCAGGCGATAATTCAGAATATGTAATTAATGGAGGCAATTAAAATGGCAACTTTTATTTCTACCTCTCTTAGTGCTACAGATATTCTACAGTTACAAAATACGAGTATCTCCGCAGAAACTGGTCAAAGAACTGTTCTTGAACAGCAAGGTGTTGTAGTTGATAGTATTAATAAATTTCTTCCTAATATAAAGGAAAGAGATGATCAAATTCTTGTAATTGTTGATCAAATTAAGGAAAAGCAAAATCAACTTGTCACAATTTCTCAAAGTGCAGCAAATCTTGGATGCTCATTAGCACAGTCTGTTGCCTCTCTATATTCTAACCATGATGTAATAGCAGGCGTTAGCACTGTAATCGTAGGATATTCAAGTATTACTGTTGGAATTGGAACTATCAAACTTGATGAACTTCAAGCATTTACTTATCCTAATTTAGAAAATCTTGATGCAACTACAAATAATCCAATTGAAAATGCTGCTGAAGTAAATCTTTCTTCATCAACATCAGGAACTGGTTCCGATTCTGAGTTTGAACAAAATGTTGGAAATTCTATTTCACCTGTATATGCAATTAACTCTACATTACATCCACTAGGACAAGAAACGGCTTGTAATAACTATAGAACGCAAATCGATACACTTTTAAGTGAGATTGAAACTCTGAGAGCAACTGCTGAAATTCCAACGTTGGAATCTGAGGCAACGACTCTCAAGAATAATCGTAAAAGTTTGCAACTGGAGGCATGGTCTCTCGGTAAAGCACAAAACACTATGTCTTCCAAGGAGGCATCCAACAACGAAATCATAGACCTGCTATAGGGTTGACACGGGTTACTGGTCCTGCTATAATACGTGGGTAACCCAAGGAAAACCATGGAAGACTATTTGGATAACGTCCTCGTCGATATGAACAAAAAGCAGTTTAAACTGTTTTCGATGCTGGGAGATGAAAAACTAATTCCTTGCGATACAACCGATCAGTTTATGTCTGTTCTAAGTTTTATTCGTGATAGAGTAGACGAGGATTCTATTTACTATGTGGATTCTTTTGCAAAAGCATGATTGAAGATTTTATTGAGAAACTGAGAGGAAAATATAATAACTGGTTGCAAGCATCATCAAGTCCCAGAGATTATTCTCATGTTCACATTATCTGGAAACAAATTGGATCAAATGAACTCACAATTAAACAGTGGTATAATCACGAAGGAGAATCAAATCCATACCGAACAAGATGGCACAAGGTCTTGACAAACGAAACACAAGATGCTATTATTGTTGAGAACTGGGAAGAAAATTGGAAGCAACATCATGAAGAATATGATATGATATTCACTAAAGTAGATAATTTCTATAAAGGAAAACTAATTCATGAAAATCCAATTGTAAGAGGAGACACTATATTGAAAAGTTTTGTTGAATTTAATGGAGATAAGTACCGAAGCATGGATCAAGGGTGGAGAGGCAACGAACTTATATGGGGTTCAAGACTAATATATGAACTTCAAAAGGAACATGGGATTGTCGCCTAAAGGTCAAGGCCCTCTGCTTATAACGGAGTGATTCAGGTTCAAGTCCTGACAATCCTACTTAGGAACTTGAGACGTTCCAACCAAGGTGCTCATCGGTTCGGATATACCGAAACCCTGTAGGTGAGGATAAACCCCCTTGGATATTCACAACGGAAATTGTGTCTTACTCCATTACAAACTGTTAGAATGTTGGGTTTAAATGCCCCACAGCAAGCATTCGGATAAGTGTAATGTATGGGAGTGTGATGAAACTGGTAAACATACGACACTTAAAATGTCGCGGCATCGTGCCTTGCGGGTTCAAGTCCCGCCATTCCTATTAGTTAAACGGTAAACTATGCTATATAGTATTAGTATTACTTTACCGTTATGGGAAAACATAGAACTTATACTGACGAACAATTTATAGAAGCAGTAAAAACTTCTATGAGTTATAGACAAGTTTTATCTAAACTTGGTTTAAAGGAAGCAGGTGGAAATTACTCTGTGATGAAACAGAGAATAAAAAATATGGGTTTAGATACTTCCCATATGACTGGTCAGGCACATTTAAGAGGTAAAAGGCATGAGTGGAATAAAAAACCAATAGAGACTCTTTTAGTTGACGATAGAGAGCATTCTTATCCATCTCACAAACTTAAATTGCGTCTAATTGTAGAAGGCATCAAACAACATAAGTGTGAATGTTGTGGTATCACAGAGTGGAACGGTCAACCTACACCCATAGAACTTGACCACATCGATGGAAACCGCTATAATAACACCATTGAGAACCTTCGGATCCTATGTCCTAACTGCCACGCACAAACCGATACCTATCGTGGGAAAAATAAAAATAAATAATTTGAAAGCATATAGACAAATGAAATCTTTTTTACAATTTTCTGAAGATTTTAGGACTTCTCAGAATAAAATTCGTGCTGAAAGAGAGAAAAATTATAATGCTAAAGCACAAGCACATAAAGACAAACTTGCCCAACAACAGACAGATAAAGAAAATCGGGAAATCATCAAAAAAGATATTAAAAGAGAATTAGGTATCGAATAAGTACAAAAAAAGACGACTAAATAAACCTATAGGAATTTAACGCTTAATAAGATGGGTCTTAGTCGTCTCGATAATTTTTTAAAGAGTACAAAAGGTGAGATTCTA